AATCCACCTTGCGAACAGGCCGTTTCTCCTCAGTGGCTTTCTCCACTTCGGCGTCCTGTTTGGCGATATAGGTAGCCAGAAGGTCATTCTCTTCTTTGGTTAGGGTTTCGAGGCTCTGGAGCTTTTCGAGTAGTTCTTTAATTTCTTTTTCCAATTTTGTGCCTCCATTTGGATTTAAATTTCATTTGATAAACCGGAGGCATGGGGGATAGAATGAAAGTGGCCTTCATGTTGTGTCGCATCCTCATGCCTCATATTTGAAGTGCTAGGGAGGGGGGTAGCAGCTCCCCTTCCAAACACACCTTACAATTTCAAGTCTTTCTCCTTCGATATAATCAGACCGGCCAGATACTTCCTGACCAGCTTTCGGGTCTTTTCGTTTTGTTCAATGATGGCTCTGACTCTGGTAATGATCTCGTCCAGGGCCTTACTTTTTTCAGCTGGCTTAGGTTCCTCAATTGGTTTCCACTCAATGACGACACTCATCGGCTCAGCCAGCTCCTCGATCTTGTTTCCGAGTGCTTCATTCCCATACGTCTTAGCCTCTAATTCCAGGCTTTCGGTTATATCCCCGATAGTCCCAATCTCGTCCTCAACCGGATCGCCGAGGCTCTTTTTCTCCAGTCCCAGATCAACCGGCATCTCCTTGATGAACCGTTGTGAGATCAACCCCTCGTTGGCTGCATTGTTTACCGCCTCCTGGTTGCCGGTCAGGATCACGTTGGAGTATTCGTATAGCTCCCACTTCTTTATGTCATACCAAGTCTTACCGCTTTCGCCGTCCTTGCCCTTCTCGTTCTTCTCCTCTATCTCCTGAACCCCAAATCCGATAGACCAACCAAGAATCCCCTTCTGATCCAACACCCATAGGTCATTGACTAAATCGGCAAGCGGTCCGGATAGGTTGTCTTTTTCAGGATTAAGAAATTGAGTTCCAGCCCACAAGAACTTTCCTTCTTTTTTGAATCCGATATTTTTCCCAATAACAGGAAGCGGATTCATCCCACCATAGTTGTGGCCATAGAGAACAACTGGATTCTTCTTGAAATTCTTTATATCCATTCCATCGAGCCGGATAACCGTACCATATCGGTCAAGGATCTCCTTGCTGATTTTGTGCCACATGATCCGTTTCTCTTTATCGACTTCTCTTATCTCATTATCAGCCCCAGGTAGGATTCGATGCTGTTTTTTATCGTCTTTTTTCTTAGCCATAATTTGCTCCTATATCTGCCTTACCTCTGGCATTGTCGTGCATAGACAATTGACAATATTCCCCACTCTCGCCCCTCTCGACCCATCGCCGGGATACATCATCTCATCCCCCCCCACGTTGAACGGCTGGTCTAGCGGGATGGGATTCTCTGAGTAATTACCATCGGCATCCATGTGGGCCTGTCTTGACTCATCAACGAAATAGCAAAGCCATGCCTTCTTTTCGATATAGCCCGATTGTTTATATCCCTCAAGCTGACCCCAATTCTCAACCTTTGCCGATTCTGTTCTGGCAATCCGCTCCGACCGGCCTATGGACAGCTCGGTCAGCTTATCCCTGAGAGTCTTGGCAAATTGAACCACCGTTAGGTTCTGGTCAACAGCTTCTTTGTAGAGTGCCAGGATCTTCTCCAGTGTGTATTCGTTTATCTGCGCTCCAGACTCCAGGATTAAAGCGCCCATCGCTGCCTCTAGCTCGGGAGTGACAACAAACTTATCCTCCCGTTTCAATAGCCGCATATCGGGAAAGTAAAGCCGCCCCTCCGACAACTCCAGCCCAGCCTCGCCAGCGGTTTTAAACATATCGTAATAATGGGCCCGGAACTTCTCGGCATATTTCCGGTTCTCATCATCCACATTGAACGCCTTATGGAAATTAACGGCCACAAGGCTCTCGGCTTTCTCGGCAATCTTCTCAGCCCTCTCAGCCTGGACCTCCAGGAATTGCCGCGCCTGATCGACAAACGGCTTTTCCTTCATCTCCACCCGGCGGACAAAATCCTTTGCCAGTATCTCCCTCCGGCTCGCTGTATTCCAAAACGATGGTTTTTCCCCATCCTCAGCCCGTTTAAGCGACTTTTTCTCTGGAGGGGGTATCTTACCCTTATCTACCGGCCCGTTAAGTGGAACCCAATTAATCGGGATATACCTGAGTGCGGCAGCTCCCCCTATCGGTTCGATGTTGTAATACTTCTCAGCCACTTCATCCGGTGACATAATCCCATGACTGACCAACATGGTTGCAATCTTAGCCTGTCTCTCCTCATCCTCTTGGAGTGCCTTGATATTGCTATAGTCAAACTTGAAATAATAATCCTCATCAAACAGCGGAGCCAGTCTCAGCGTCAGCTTATCCGCTATCAGATCCAGCATCGGGATAACAGCATCCTCCCAAAACTTACGCTGTTGGACTTCCATATTACTGTAATTTGCGTACTCCAGGAGCCCGACCACAGAAGGCGGTACTCCCAGGGTGGCAAGTATCTCCTCCCTGTTCATCTTCCTCATCTCGGCATATTGGGCTTCTGCTGGAGGCAGACCAAGTTTTTCTATACTCATACCGCCCCAACAGTAGCCAAAGTTCCCGGCCTTCTTTGTCCCCTTGTGAACCTTGTTCCACTCCCTCTTATGAGCCGCCCTCTGTTCTACGCTCAACTGCTTTTCTGATTTGAAATAAAACAGCGGTGTGGCATCATTAGCCAGAAAGTTCTTGTTATAGGTTATGGCGTTAAATTCCAGAATTGCACTATTCTTAGCCGGTTGAAGTGATCCCATCCCTCGGTAGTATGAGTCAGGATTAGAAAGCCTGAAGTGGATAACCTCAGACGGGCTCAACCGCTTATTCCCACCACTCGGATAATTGTACTGATAGTATTTGATGAAGTTTTGGGCATCACCCTTAATCTCGATATTCTCCGGCTTCATCCACCACAGCTCCGCCGGCGGGTTGCCATCGAATATCTCAGACTCCTCCATAGTCCCCACCATATTCCAGAACATATTGCCAGATATGGCCATATTTATGACGGTAATCTGGAGCAGTTCCCGGTAGGAAAGGAAATCGTTTGGTCTTTCAATTAGACGATTTATCTTCTCCTTTTCAATCTCAATGGGCGTACCGTCTGCCTCTTCCCTGTATATCTTCAGGTCCGGCTTGACCGCCGCAACAGCCAACGCCGTAGCCCCGGCATACAGCCAGGGGAGCTGTGAATAGGCATCGATAAAATCCCCATACTCGTTTATCTTGTCAGATTCAATCATCTGTTGGGAAGACGCCTCTACCTCTCCAGCCATAAACCCGGCGGTCCTCTCTTCCCCTCCTGTGAAAGTCTTTCCCCCGACCTTTATGGCGTTGTATCCGAATTGGTTTAATACTTTATTGACTATTCCCATTATAAAGCTCCAAATCCGCTTTCTGCCCTATCCTTGAAATGGGTGTAGAGGGCGTATCGGATAGCATCCATTCCATGATCCATGTATTTGACCGGCTCATCCAATGCATTGCCGTTCTTATCCTCTTTCCACTTGTATTGCTTAAACTCCCGGTTCAAATGTACGTTATCGGGCAGGGTGTATTTCTTTATCGACTTCACATAATCAATCCCGACCCTTACCGAATCCTGGCCCTTCACACATGGCCAGACATTGAATCCGGCTCTGGATATTTCGTCTATCCTATCCGGCTCTGCGGCATCAGCATATATCGGGCTGCCGTTTATGTTAAGTTCTTCCATCTTGGCTATCAGATCGGAGTTGGTTAACTTCGACTCATGGATTAACTCATGGAAATACGCCTCATTGTCCTTGATGTATATCTTGACTAGGGCGGTGGGATTGTTGAACCCAAAATCCAGGCCATAGATAACCTCATCCGGTTCTTTCGGGAAGGTCTGGGCCATCTCTGGAAATGCGTAAATAATCCCCTTTGCCAATGCCCAATTGCCGAGCCGGTAGATGTCATAATAGACCGGATCGTCCAGGTTCTCCAATACCTTGAGATATTGCTCCCTAACCTCTTCAATCGGATTGTCCTCAATGGTTGACTGGTGAACAGCAGCATCATCCTTGGTGTTGTCAAAAAACATATCCTTGAGCCAGGGAGCTTGCGCCTCATCTGGATTAAAGCTCATCATTATCTGTTTGTAGTTAGGTGATGGTTCTCGGAGTCTGAGGTCGATCTGGAGTAAATCCTCTTTAGTAAACTCAGTAGCCTCCTCCATCCAGACAGAAGTAATCCCCTTGATGGACTTAATCTTCTCCCTGTCATCCAGTCCCTCAAACAGAATTTGGCTATTCCACACCCTGAGTATCCGGTCTGATTTGGCATACTCATATTCAATCTCATTCTGATCCAGGATAGATAACATAAGGGCTATGACCGACTCTCTGAGTGTGGCCCGGACTTTGCGAAGGATTAGGAACTTATGGCCATCCTCAACCCGGCAGCGATAGAGGATCTTGCGTCCGGCAAACTCTGACTTCCCAGATCCGCCTCCGCCACAGAGGACGAGGTATCGATGCTGATCATTCAGCGGTTCGAGAAAGGAATCACTTATTATCAGATCCATTTTCTTTCTTTCCGTTCTTTTTGCTCTGGACGTGGATTACCTTAACCGTCACTGTGTTATCGGTTTTAAGCTCACCAGAGTGGTCTATCGGCTGAGTGACCTTGCCCATTAAGCGTTCATGGACTTCTTGGATAGCCCAGGGACGACTCGCCTTATATGCTTTAATGAGAACATCAACCGCCGCTTCAGGATCGAGCTTTTTGGCCAGGAGATTATTAAATTTCGCCGTCCATTCAACACGATCTGAATTTTTCTGACCATTCACATTTCGCCTTGAATCACTCCCTTTTTCAAAGGGCTTTCCCCTCGTCTCCTTGCTTGCAGGTTTTGCAGTATTACTGCGAGCCATTCTCGATCCTTACCTTGACCGTCTCGTCAATCTTCATAAGCCGATTGAGCTTATCCACCAGATCGTCGTATGGCAGAAATTCGATCCACAGGATTCCAACCTTATCTTGAGTTACAGATTTTCTGATCTGCATCTTGATTATCTCTGCCTCGAATTCGACGCTCATCTCATTCTCTTAATCTCGTCTATGTCCTTCTCAATCCCCTCAACCTTAGTCTGGAGCTTCATCAGCAAGTCTCTATTCTCCTGACATCTGGGAGCCTCGCCTGGAGGATGGGGATTGTATTTATACGCCTTGCCATTCTTGCCGTTGCCGAACCATGCCTTTGCTTTATCGAAGGCTACGAACGCAACGGCGATGCCGATTAATATCCATTGGGCAATATCATTCCCCATTGGCGTCCTTCTTTTTGAATAGCCGGAATATCGTCTTTAGCGCCTCGATAATCACCGCCGCCTTGGCTAGAATGTCCATGATGTTGAGCTTCTTTTTTTCGGTCATTTCTTCTCTCTTCGTTTGTAATAAATCGCCATTAATACCCAAACTGTATTTGCCAGGACAACCAAAATTCCGCCCATAAAGCTGGCCCACTGATTAAGATGGGGATAATAAAATAAATTCCAGCATCCCCAGAGGGTGAAAAATGATACAGGCACAAGTGAAACACCCTGGACTCGTTTATCTTTTAAGAGGCGATAAATATTAATACAGAGCAAAACGCCCCCGAAGGCTTCAAATGAACCGTTAATTAAATCAGGAACCGTCATTTCTTCTCCTTCGCCAACACCTTTCCGGAGTGCGGATAGTAGATATAGAAAAAGCCGTCGAATCCCTGATTCTTCAGGTAATAGTAGAAGTGATCATCCTGCTTACTGAACCGGGATAGATCATTGTGGTTGTGGACAATAGCCAAAATGTCAGCCAACGTCTTGCCCCTCGCCTCCACCCATTCGACCATGAAGGATTCGGCTACACTTAGCTGATCTTCCTCTCTGGTCGTAATGGCGAATCCTGTCCAGTCGTTAAATATCACGGCTAACGTCTCATACTGATTACTGAATAACTCTTTGAAGATTTGGAAGGTCCGAATATTGGGCGGATATAAATCAGATGGCTCACTGATCGATGCCACACTTTGCACCGGGTCTCTTAGGTACAGTGCGGATACGACAAGAACCGCCATAGTCAGCAGTAGGAGCGCGAACAGCGTCCGGGTGAACTCGTTGGATAGACGTCTCATCTTAAAAATCATTCTCCTTTGGCACATAGAAGGGGACGAACTCAAATTGCATCTTTGATGTTCCCCCGCTAGCTCTTTCCCTTTCATTTTTAACGACCGTAATAATGAATCCGCCCACCTCTGCCGGCCATCCACTCCGCCGGGCATAGGGAGTTTGGGCCTGGAAGGAGGGGAGTTGAAACGCAATCACATTCCGGTATTCAAGCAGGATGCAGGATGCGTGATAGTGGCCCAAGAAATAGAAGTCAGGCTTTTTATCCGGCGTCATCTCCTCAATGTTCTTTTGCATCCTGTAGGATCTGGCATAGGGCTTGCTCATTCCCCCGCCGTGATGCATGTAAATATTAAGCCCCAGGACTTTTGGAAATGCCCCGTATGATCCAAGATATTCAATATCTTCACGCTTGCTGGCAACGCCCTCTAAAATGTCATCCCCGATTTCCTTGTGGAATGAATAGTCGTGATTCCCGTCTATCACATAGGTCTTTCCGCCATTTTCCATCCTGGGATAGTGACGGATTGCATACTCCCGCTGCGCCTTTATGCCGTGAAGGAATAGCTCATACTCATGACCGGGATAGACGTTGATCCCGTCAACCATGTCGCCGTTGTGGAAAATTACCTTGCAACCCTGTTCCTGGGCGTATTGGTAAAATGAGTGGAGGTGTGTTAGCTGTTGATATTTAGAACCAAAATGGGTACAGCTTATAGACCCGAATTTAATTACTTCCCCATCGAATAGGCGAGGATCGATTTTGAACCGGCGGTCCATCTTGTCGGGCGTAAGTTTTTCAACCCGGTATCCGCGCGCACTCAGGGCTTCCCGGAGCTCGCCATCCTCCGCCTTGTCAATGACAACCCCCCGGACCTTTGCCTCCTCTGGTTTTTCTCTTTTGGGGGCTGTAATTCTATACCGTTTACATGCTTGTTCAACGGCACTGAAGGAGATTCCTAGCTGTTCGGAAATTTCTTTTTGGGTAAATCCGAGTCGCCGGAGATCCTTTAGCCGATCAATACTTTTGGGCGTCCATCTATGACCGCCTGAATATCCCATTATTCCCCCACCTTGAATGGATCGACTATTTTGTAATTGACTCCGCGATAATTGACTGGCCGCATCTTCACAAATGCGTTCTGCCTTATTGCATCCTCCACCGTCTTTGTCTTAGAATCCCCCCCAGATGCCCCAATACAGTGAAGCTCATCAACTATCATTTCAACGTGGGTAGCCTTTCCATTCTTAAACCAAAATGCGAGACTGCCAAAACAAGGCTTGTCTCGTTTCTTGTCTTTGAATTTTAGGTATAAATCGTTTGCTGTATAGTCAGATCCATGCTCTAAAATGCCAACAGATTGAAGAACCTCAATCACTAATCCAGAGCAATCCAAGCCAGCAAAATCATTTCCAGCCCAAAGATAGGGAGTGAGGAGAAAATGCTTGAGATACCAGACCGCCTGGGATCTGAGATAGTCTAGCTCGATAGAGGTTGTCATTTTTAGTTTATGTCGCCGCCCCTCCGTCGGCTTCTCTGACATAACTTGCCCGCCCGTATAATCAATGTCATTGTTTACGTAACAAAAGATACAGAGATAGACTGATAGTTTCAGAAAAAATGAAGCAAATTTAGATAACCCTCGGGTGAACCCCGAAAGTTTTTTTTACTCAGGCAGGTTAGACTTTTTTGGGATTTGTCAGTTTTTGTTTATTCGTTTCCTTTGTCCTGGTCAGGTCAACCGTATGGACTTGAGGATCACAATTGATGCATCCATACTCTCTTTGACATGAGGCTATGTGTCTCTGTGCCTCTGCCATAGTTTCGGCGCACCACCTGATATGATTGTAGCCACCCCAGACATAGAGCCGTCGCACATTCAGCTCTGCATCTGATGAGCAGGATATGAGATAACGCTTTATTTTCGCCATTTACCACCACCTTAACCTAATTTGTTTTTTAAAAATTGTGTCTTGCCTCATCCACTCAAGCCCCTGGTGTTCATGGTGATCGTTTGATGCAAAATGATAAGTCCGGCATCGCTCTGAGCAGTAGCGGAGGTACTTATTGTCAGTCCAGCGTATGTTTCCACATGCCGGATAGCGGCATTGAAACCGATGGAGCCCCCGCCCTGGCCGATCCTGGATTATATCCCTGTCGCCGTTGTCCATAGCGATAGGCGATCTGTACCGCCTGTCCTTATAGCCCCCGAGTCTGGCCGATCCCTTTACGTTTGGCATTATCGCTCAACCCTGACGCCAAATTCAGTGAGCATGGAAATCAAATCCTCATCCCCAAATCCCCCCTCATATCTGCATTTGTCCCATATTCTGTCTACCCATTTATTCAACTGCCCCTGAGTCACCGTCACCATCGGCTTCTCCGTGAAACCATCTTGTATGCTTTTTGCTATAATGAGAATACTTTTCAACATCTCTTCGCTTTTAAGCCGCTTGCAGATAGCTCTGCAATAAGAAACCCAAGCAAAGTCTGTGATGCTCTCTGGTCTTTTGGTTATTGCATCCAAAAATACCAATATCCTCTCAGTCGTTATTTCACTCATAGTACCTCCTGAATCCCTCTCTAACCCCGCCACCCTCCCGCCGCCGTGCTAGCGTCCAGCGGCATTTTTACTAGCAGCCTTCCGGCCTCATTTTGTTGCCCGATACCAGACCTGGCTCCCTACGAACACTTCACAGGCCAGATAGAGAAACATATCCCATCCGACAACCGCCAAACCAAAGACGGGAGCGATCAGGATATATGCGGCACTCGCAATACAACAGACCCCGAGGGTTAGGAAAAGTGCCGGAAGCCCCTTGGCTCCTGTTTTCTCTTTCAGGAAGCCAACGATTGCCCGAAGGGAGATTCCCCCGAGAGCGAAAGTGAGCAGAAATTCTGCTGGACTCATGTCTTACCTCCATTGATAAGATTTTTAAAATTCAAAATCTATGCCTTGATTAACATAGAATTTCCGTCTTATTATTTTGCCAAAATGACTCGGCTCCCCAGAACTATCCAATTGGGCTAGATCGTAATATCCATAAATATCAATGATTCCATTTTCTCTCTTGAGGAAAACCATTGGATACTCCCAAGGTGAATAGGTCAACTTTGCAGCTATAATCTTCTTTACCTTCTCCTTCAGGCTCTTGTGAGTTGTGGCCTGAATCCAGAGAGTGATCCCGGCCTTCTTTGCGATCAGGTCGATACATCCGAAAATGTCCTGCCGCTTGGATACCCAAATCTCACCACGCGGAGTCCTCACCTTTGTGGCAACGCCCTTTTGGTTATGGATTACCCAACTCCTGTCCCCTAGCCATTTCGCAATCCAATCCTGAAAATTGTTTCCGGTCTGTCTTGTCGATGTCATCACTTCTTCTCCGATTCTATGTATCCCTTTTGTACACCATGACCACAACAGGCATTTTTTGTATTCGGTAATTTACCCAAACAAGCATCGTGCCCCTCTTCCGTTGGCATTTTTCCACATCGAATACAAGGCCGGTCTTTTTTTGCGGATTTATTATTATCAGCATAAAACCATGCCC